AAAGTGTTGAAGACAATTCAAATGTCTAAGGGGTTGAACAATATGTTGAGGCTGCTGCGCTGATGCCATTACTTGATTGGATGATTGCTTTCTGCGCAACCGCTACTATCTTTGTCTTATATTTTCTAATAATTAAAGGAATCGAAAAATGCGAAGGAGACCCTGATGGGTAAAGGATCAGGTAGACGCAGAGAAGATCAAGCGAAAGTGGAACGTAATTGGGAAGCAATCTTTGGTAAGAAAGAAAAGAAACTTTGCGGTGACTGCTTTAAAGAAGTTCGTGATGAGGGATTCTGGCACGAAGAGCGCGGAATGCTATGTGATAGATGCGGCATTAGTGCAAAGCTTAGAGAAGAACCTTCCCACACGCAAAAACAATGGTGGGAAAGAACTTGAACATTTTCGTTTTAAATGAGTGCGCTATTATATCTGCCCAAGAGCAATGCGATAAGCACGTCGTCAAAATGATTGTGGAATCTGCTCAGATGTTGTCTACTGCGCATCGAATGCTAGATGGCAGTATGGATAAGCGCAAGTCAAAGTCCGGCAAAACTATGAGTAAGTATTGGGAGTTGCCTGATGGTAGGGAGCATGCTTTATACAAGGCTGTACACATGGGACATCCCTGTACAGTATGGACAATGGAGTCGGGCGCGAACTATCTCTGGCACTATATGCACTTTGTGGCTTTGTGTGATGAGTATACCTATCGCTACGGAAAAGTGCATATGACTGATGCCAAGTTGCGTCATGTACTTTCCGCTATTCCAAAGAGCATACCGAACTTAGACCGTACTCCGTTTAAACTTGCTATGGGCAGTAACCCTGAATGCATGTCTAGTGACCCTGTCGAATCTTACAGAAGTTTCTATCACACGAAGCAGGAAAGGTTTAAAATGGTTTGGTCTAAACGGTCTGTGCCTTCTTGGTTCAAGTTCAAGACAATATAAATAAATACATTAGGAGATGATATGCCGTTATACGATTTTGAAAATAAAGATACGGGAGAAAGGTTCGACCTTCTCTTGTCTATCACCAAGAAAGAAAAGTTCCTTGAGCTCAATCCAGAAGTCAAACAAGTTATACTCAAAGCACCAATGCTGGTATCAGGAACTGCACATATGGCCAAACTAGACGACGGTTGGAAAGAAAACCTTTCCCGAATCGCTGAGGCACATCCAGGATCCGCACTCGCGGAAAAACAAGGTGGGCGGTCTACAAATGCCGTCAAAGTCCACAACCTCGCAAAGAAACACGGACTACGAGAGAAAGGGCAATATAATATGGATCTATAATCAAACCCATAACTAATCCAAGGAGACATTATGTCATCCACTTTTGCACGTGTAGAACAAAATATAACTGAGATGGACCACTACATTGATCGAAGGCAAAAGAAAAAAGATAGAAAGGCTAGTGGCAGAAATCGCCAACAAGATGGCCTCACATTAAGAGAAATATCACCACTCAACGATTCACAGTCAAAGGCATTTAAGGCATACAACAGCGGAATGAATGCTGTGCTCCACGGTTGCGCTGGCACAGGTAAGACGTTTCTGTCATCTTATCTGGCGATACGTGACATCATGAATAAAGTAGAACAGAAGCAGCAATTAATTATTGTTCGCAGTGTTGTACCTTCCCGCGACATGGGATTCCTTCCAGGATCTATTACCGAAAAGGCAAAGATCTACGAAGAACCCTACAGAGCAATCTTCACCGACCTATTCGGCAGGGGTGACGCTTATGAAGTTCTCAAACAAAAACAAAAAGTCATATTCACCACAACGTCATTCGTTCGTGGTCAGACTTGGGATGACGCCATTGTCATTGTTGATGAGTTTCAAAATCTAAGTTGGCAAGAACTAAACACAGTAATTACTCGCGTTGGCGAAAACTCAAGAATTATCTTTTCGGGAGACGGTAAGCAAGACGACCTAACAAGTGAGAGATACAATACCCAATCAGGTGCTTCCAAGTTCATAAGCGTTCTGAGTAGAATGGAAAGCTTCGCTTCCATCGACTTTGGTCCAGATGATATTGTCCGGTCAGACTTTGTGAGGGAATACATCAAAACTTGTTACGATATGGGAATCTATAGCTGATAGATAACGCTTTACTTTTATGTGATTGTATAGTATAATTAATATATTGATGAGGAACTTTATTATGTTTGAACACAAGAAAATGTTGTTCGATGAATTGAATACTGAAACTATTGGGGGTGGTCGACATTATATGACCCCAAAGGGTGCTTATCCAAGCATCACTACAGTTCTCAGTGTTCTTTCTAAGAAGGGAATAGCTGAGTGGAGAGCGCGTGTCGGTGAAGTAGAAGCCAATCGCATCTCCACTCAAGCTGCTCGTCGGGGGACTAATGTCCACCAGATGTGTGAAGACTATGTCAATAATGAGTTGGACAAAACAAAGTTTCTCCCTCATGAGAAAGCTATGTTCTACTCAATAAAAAAAGTTCTTGATGAAAGTTTAGGATTAGTGTACGCTCAAGAGTGTCCGCTCTATTCAGATTATCTTGGAATAGCTGGACGCGTTGACTGCGTTGCTGAGTACAACGGCAAGTTGTCTATTATTGATTACAAGACTTCTGGAAAGTTGAAGAAGAAAGAATGGATTGGTAATTACTTTCAACAAGCAGCAGCGTATTGTGTGATGTTTGAAGAAAGAACTGGTATTCCTGTTGATCAGATTGTCATTGTAGTTGCTGTCGAGAGTGAATCTAATGCTCAAATATTTGTTGAGAAGAGAGATAATTACATCGGGGAGTGTATGGAGACTATGAAGATATATAAGGAAAGTCTCAATGGATGATTGGGAAGAATACGGATACCATTGGCAAAATGATGTTGAAGGTTTTGTTTCTTGCAACCCGATCACTATGAACGGTTGGGTATTTAAGATATCTGCTCTTAATGGCAATCCAATGGTTTTTGCTATGAATTACTACACTGAAGATACTCTCTTAATGGGATTTAAAGACATACCGTCTGCCCATGTTTGGATAGAAGGTATTATTAAAAATGGTGGGGATGATCTTTATGTACAATAATATTTTAGCACTCTCTTTGTTACTGGCGTCAAGCGCAGCGGGGGTTGAGATCCGCCCGATAAACTTTACTGAGAGTGAGGTTACTTGGCTTGCTAAAAACGTATACTTTGAAGCACGCAACCAAGGCATCGCTGGTCAGATCTCTGTAGCACACGTCACCTTGAATCGAGTCAAAGACAGAAGGTTTCCTAACACAATCAAAGAAGTAGTGACGCAAGGGTTGACTAGAAATTCATGGCGGGACGGTGTGCCATTTCCCATAAAGTGGAAGTGTCAGTTCTCTTGGTACTGTGATGGTAAGAAAGATGAGATAACTAACTGGGAATCTTTCAATAAGATTAAAAGATTAATGTTTACTTTTACAGCGAATGATGGTATAATTGATATAACGGAAGGCGCAACGCATTATCACGCGGATTATGTTTATCCTGATTGGGCTGTCACAAAAACAAAAACGATCGAAATAGAAGATCACATATTTTACAGATGGGAGTAGTACATGGTGGAAGTTATATCAACCGCAAAGTTCTCCAACTTAATTGAGAATGTAGTTATGGAGAAAAGAATATCGTATATGGATGCGGTTTGTTGGTGGTGCGAAAAGAATGAGATGGAGATTGAAGTTGCCGCTAAATTATTGAACACTGTAATCAAAGGCAAACTTGAAGTTGAAGCGCAAGACCTCAACTACCTCGCGAAGAGTGCGCGATTACCTATTTAATTATTATGAGTGAGACTATGTCAGGATTTGATTGTTACAAAACCTACCTCGCAGTGAGCCAACACTTCACTCGAGATTCTTATGACTATTTCAAATACAATGGTCAAGTAAGAGCGAAGGAAACATCCTATGACATCAGGAAGGATAAGTATTTTTTTGAGAAGGCATCTAGGAAATTCAAGCGTGAGGATTTCATCAAGTTTCTAGTTGCCAATTATAGTCAGAATACTGGTAAGCCTCCATGGATAGGCAACCTTCTCAGCGCACCGAATGATCTAATCATGAAAAGCTGGAAGAAGAATACAGAATCTCTGTCGTATAGGTTTAATGAAGATATGGATTACCTCTATGATGTTGAAGAGTCTTTTGATAACCTCTTTACTATGAACGATGGAACGCACCCTATTATCTATCGCCATTATGCGCAGAATAAAATATCCGTCGAGACGCTTGTTCTGTTAAATGATCTAATCGGTTTCTCCAAGTTGTGGAAACGGTATGATGATATTGTACTTAATGAAACTTTGTTTTTGTTGACCAAGTACTCACCGTTCCTTAATCGGTTTTCGCCAGTCAATAAAGATAAGTTGAAAAGCATTGTTTTAAGAACTTATAAATAAACTTATATAACGTATAATAAAAGGTTTACTTGTACCTCAAAAGCGAGTATAATATACTATCGATATTATGAAATATTGTGAATAAACTTAATATAAACTAAAATACAGAAGGTAATAATACAATGGCATCTACATTCGCATCGCTTAAAAAATCTCGCTCTAATTCATTGAGCAAACTCATTACTGAATCAACCAAGCTATCTTCAGGCAACCAAAATAAATCGGGTGACGATCGGTTTTGGAAACCAGAAGTAGATAAAGCAGGCAACGGTTATGCTGTCCTGCGGTTTCTACCTGAGCCAAAGGGTGAAGACCTTCCTTGGGTTCGTATGTTCGATCACGGCTTCCAAGGTACTGGTGGCTGGTATATCGAAAACTCCCTAACAACTATTAATCAGAAAGACCCTGTCTCTGAGTATAATTCTTCTCTTTGGAACAATGGCACTGACGCTGGTAAAGATCAAGCCCGAAAGCAAAAGCGTAGACTTTCCTACATCGCAAACGTCATGGTTGTAAAAGACCCTGCTCGCCCTGAGTTAGAAGGGAAAGTGATGTTGTATAAGTTCGGCAAGAAAATCTTTGACAAGCTGAATGAATCCATGAACCCTGCATTTGAAGATGAAGAAGCAATCAACCCATTCGACTTCTGGGAAGGTGCTGACTTTAAATTGAAGATTCGTCAAGTTGAAGGTTTCCGTAACTATGACAAGTCTGAGTTTGATTCAGCGGCAGAACTTCATGATGGTGATGATGATCGCCTAGAAGCTGTTTATGAATCACTACATTCTCTTCAAGATTTTGTTGACCCTAAGAACTTCAAAACATATGCTGAGTTACAAACTAAACTAAATCGTGTTCTCGGTTTAGGTGGAATTCCTGTGACTAATAATGCTATGGATGATGATGGCAGTGACAATATTCCATTTGAAGCACCAGCTAGAACTATCCCTGCGCCAGTGGCTAAGCAAGCCGCTGCCCCTGTAGAGGAAGAGGATGATTCATTATCGTTCTTTGAGAAGTTGGCTGAAGAAGACTAATCCTTGCCTTAGGATAAACCGTTAAAGGTTATAGAGGACTCTTCGGAGTCCTTTTTTTTATCATTTATTTGAGTAGAAACTTTCACCGCAGCCGCACTCGTCACTTACATTTGGGTTCACAAATTCAAACCCTTCTTGTAATCCGCGCTTTTGATATTCTAAACGAGTGCCATTTAAATGAATCATACTCTTAGAATCTAGAAATATATTGATGGTATCATCACAACAATCCACAACAGTATCGTCTTCAAAGGTTTCATAACAAAATTCTAACACATATGCTAAACCGCTGCATCCGCTTGAACGAACGCCCATCCTGATACCAATAGAATCCTTTGGAAAGAACACTTCCCTCAATCTGAGTTCAGCAGAGTCAGCTACGGTTATCAGAACTGCGCCCTCTGCTGTGCATATCGGTTGGCTCTCCGACCACGCGCTGCCCCTGCTGGGACTATGGTTTGACTATTCATACTTGTGGATGTCGGGGCATTGACAACTGTCGGAGCATTTGTAGTGATCACGTTCAGCCCACCACCACCAGAAGCTGCAGACTTTTCGTTAACTTCTGCGCCAGTTTCGCCTCCGGCCAAAGATCCCTTTCCTTCGATACCTTCGCGTTCCTTCTTCATCTTCGCCCTTCGCAGAGCATCATCAGCAAGTGATCGTTTAATAGTTCCTTCTTTCTTACCTTCCCGTATTTCTTCCTCGGACAGATTCTGCATCCCTTCTTTGGTCATCACTCCAACTTTCATCGGTTTCGCTGGTTGTTTTGCGGCTTCCTCTTTCTCAATACCCTCGCGCATCTCTTTTTCTTTGCTTGTCTCCATTCCGAAAAGACCTTTGACCCAGTCAACCTTATCGTTGAACCAATCGCCGACACTTCTCAATATACTTTCCAAGCTATCAACCAAACCACTAAACACTTCTTCAAAGGAGAAGCCGTCAAGCATCGCTGAGAAATTCTCAAATCCAAGTTTGCCTGCAATCCAAGAAACAGCATCTTTGAGTAGATCTAAAGGTTTCATGATAAGACCGTTGAACAGACCTTTGATTGCTCCCATTACACCACCAAGCAGACCGCCTGTTTCAAATCCATCCATGAATCCTGTGACTGTATCTACAATACCCATTATGATAGTTATGGGCAAGAAAAGTTTACCAAGAACAGAACCAAAGCCAGCTGCGAATTTTGCTATTGGCGCAAAACCTTTGCTTATGATTCCAAATACTTTTCCGAATGTCCCACTTTTGCCGAATAGTGCTCCTACTTTAGAACCAATAGATTGAAAGAAAGCACCAATAGCTTTGAATGGCTTTAACAATTTATCTATAGGAATTCCCTTTCCGGAGAATATCTTTCCGATACTTGTGCCCATAGACTTGATGACACTAAACAGTTTCTTGACAGGGTCAAAAATCTTACCAAGCCTGCCACCTGTGAGACTGTTTAAGAACTTAAATTGAAACTTCAGTTCTTTAAAGAAGGCAACTAAGGCGATCACTGGCGCAGCTATGATGCCGAACAGCATCCCGACACCCATCCCACCTTTCTCACCTAACCCTTTGAGTCCATCTGTTAGACTTTTGCCCAGACCTTTCAAACCACCAACCATTGCTTCAAGTAATGCGGTTTGCTCTGCCGCTTTCCTAGCAGATTCTCGATCGCCTTCTATTGATGCAGTCTCTGATTTCTTGAATTGCGCATCCTGAGCGGCAACACCCATCGCTGCAGAAGAAACGACACCGTTAACCACATCAGTCCTAACGCTCTTTAAGCCACTGTCGATACTGCTGACCAAAGCTGTTTGCGCTTCCCTATCTTTTTCCAGAGCCTCTTCATTCGCTGCCTTTAAGTTGAGCCTCGCCTTGCTTGCTGTGTGCTCTACAATGTATTCAGCGTCAGCCGAAACACCACTAGAAGTGTCAGCCATATCGGAAACAGTTGCTTTCTCAGCAGCATCAACAAACTCTGCAGTCTGGACACCATAAGATTCTAAACTCTTTTTCAGTTGATCGGCTTGTTGTTTCTGTGTATCAGCAAGCTCTTTTTGTGCTTTCTGGAGAAGCAGTTCACCACGCGTAATGCCAGCCGCTTCAGCTAATTTTGTTTCTTCCTTTATTTGGATCTTCTTTTGGCCGATAAAGCTTTTATCGAAAGCTGCGCCAAGTTTCTTGAAAGGGTTTATCTTATCTATTTGAGCTTTGGCAAATTTGTTTATCGTCAAAGAAGCTTTAGTGAAAGTCTGATTGCTAGCAGAAAATTGTTTCATTTGACTTGCTAAATTATCCGATGCGACCTTTGTCGCTTCGTCAGATTTTAACTGCTGCTCTAGAGAATCATTGATTAGTGACGGTAGATCTTTAGCCATTACTTTTTACCCATTGCTTCTTTAGCATAGAATGCTGAAACGATCAGAGAAACCGATACGAAATATGTCGGTGCCATTGACCCCAATGTCTTTGATGCATCATGAAGACCCAACACTTCTGCTAAAACTACTGAGAATGGGTATAACAACATACCTCCTAAAGCGAACCATGCCATTTTACGTTGGGCATCTCGCATAGCATCAGCGTCATCGAGTTCCTTGCGCTTAAACTCTAAGTACATTGCCTGCTCTTCGTCAGAGACTTTGCCGTCGCCATTAGTGTCTGCTGGGTGGTGTATTCTTTCCAATTCATCTGTCACGGTAATTACCTATTTTGTTTGTTTTCTTCTTCTTGTTCTTCGAGGTAATTTTTCAAAAGTGCTACATATATGTCACGCTCGAACGGAATCATCTCATCTAGTTCCGTTAAACTATAATTGTGGTGTTGCATCAAAGCAAAGTTCAGCTGGTACATATTGCTTAAAGAGTCATGTACCATACTCACGTAAAAAAACTTGTGAGTCCCTCCAGCGTCAAACTGTCTTCCTCGCCACAGGCACTACATGTCCACTCAATCGTGTGACTCAATTTTGGAGCAGTTTCAAAGAAGTTTGTAATCTTCTTAAATTGTTCTGAACTCAACTGCTCGAGCCAATCGGCTAATTCTTTTTTGGTGAATTCACTATAAACATTTTCAGAGTCATAAATAAACTCAATACAATCTACAATAAGTGCAAATAAATCTTCTGAAGAATCAGGGTTCATAGTCTTCAGGTCGTTCACTCCAGCATAGCGGAGTTTGATACCAATCTCATCAGTTAACTGAATCTTATTTTCAGGTCTTTCTTCAGTGACATTGATGTCGTCAATGTTAACCTCTACCTCAGTACGGTGCTTACACTCACTATCAGCGTGGCTCATGCGGAGTTCTATCACCTCGCCGACCGACTTTCCGCGTAGTCTGAGGAATAAGTATTCTACATCAAACGTAGCCAACTTATCAATATCGATACCTTCTTCCAAACAGTTGCCGAGTATAGTTATGATCGCATTTGTAATTTCGGTTTGATCATTACCCTCAAGAGCCATCAATAATATCTTTTCTTCCTTGACTAGGAACGGTCGATATTTAATTTCTTTCCCTGTTGACGGAATCTTTGTAAAAAACTCCGGTGCCGTTAGCGACGGTAAAGCCATAATATTCTCCAGTTATAATATAAAATAATTTAAAATAAATTCCTGATCGCAGCCACACGCCCAAGCCGTCCACCGACGTTTGCGCTTATTGATCCAAGTTGAGTTGATCCTGCTATGTTTCCTAATCCAGGGATTCTCGCACTACCGCTGATTCCTCCTGGTCCGATACCAATAGAAAAACCAAACCCTTGTTCTGGTTGATTCTGCTTTGTAAATATGCACTTGTAATGTCTGTAAGCAAAGGTGATACCAAGTCTCGCGACACCTTCTTCTCCCCATCCCATAGTGATTGGGTTTATCACTAGAGGATAAGCTTCATCCAATGTGTGTATGGCGCGCAGCTCACCTGTAGGGGCATATTGCCTAATCTCTACAGTGCCTGCATAGTTGTCAAAATATTTTGGATTAAATGAGCTGCTTTTGGTTTGGTTAAACGCGCCAGTCCCTACCATTTTATCTTGCCATATTTCAAAATATTCTTTTTCTCTGAGGTCTTCACTCAATATGAACTGTACAGAGACATCCCCATAAACTGATCCATATGCAACTTTATTCACTGGTCCATAGTTCTGAAATTTATGCTCTACAGTTGTCATGCTTCGCCCAGGAATATCAACCGAATCAGCACGATATGTTAAATCTCGCTCAGTATCAGTATCACCAAATCCATTGATGTACACTTCATAGTGCGCCAGACTAGCCACTCCGCTTTTGTTTATAGAGGATACCATACTATTTACGTTGAATGCCATTAAATCATTTTCCTACTATCTGCCCATACTTTGGTCTTCTTCGCTTTCTCGAATCTTTCTGTCGGTAGGAATAATGCAGTATCCCACTCTGTTGAATCTATTTCGATAAACTTGGATCGAACGTGTTGATTCAGGTAATGTTTAAATGTCGGTTTAAAATACCTAAACTTGCTAGCACTATTTAGTAGATCATATGTCAACTTCAGCTTGGTAGTATCATCATATCTAGTATTATTTGTCAGGTCGTACAAACCGTCCATCAATTTTGCTCGTAGCTGTGGCGGCAAGTAATGTAAGTTCATTCCGTAGAATCCACCTTGAGCTGGTCCAACCATAAAGATAAGAGGAAACCTGTCATAGTAGGGAAGAGTCTTTGCGGTTTTTGGTTCATACTTGAAGTGGTACATCCTGCCAATCAATACGTTTGCCTTTCCCAGACTGCTCTTAATTATATTGTCTGGGTATACGGCAGCACTTCTTTGGTCGCGCGCCTTTGTTCGGTACCAATCTCTTGCTGCCTGCGTGCGAGCTGGTATCTGCCCCTTTCGGGCACCAGCAGCAAGTATGTCGTCAAATATAGTAGCGATGATTGTGGCCTCTTGTTATATACTATTTAGCCTTTTTGTAGAGCTCCTTTTCGGTTAGTATTTGAAATTTCCAGTTTCGGTCTTTACAATATTCCATTGCAGCTTCCCACTTGGCTTGATTGACACCCCATGTCTTCACCTCATTTAAGTATTTCTTAGACATCCTCTTTTGCGCTTTTGGTGCGCGAGTCTGTGCGTGAGGTTTGACTTCAATCATTATAGTTTCTTTGTTTACTGTTTTTATCAGGAAGTCGACAAAGTATCGGTGCTTCTTTCCATCAATTGGTGAGCGGTATCCTATAGGAAAGGGTTCCGAAGCCCACCAAAGTATATCCGGATTTTTGTCAAGGTAAGACATCACGTTCAATTCCCAACTTGAACGATATGTTATCTTTGAGGAGTCTCCTTTATATTTATCAGGAAACTTACATTGATATTTGCCTTTATAAAAATGAGTCATATTTTCTCTTATAAATAGTATATCTTAAAGCAATATTTATAGGCATCTCTACATGGCAAAAATAAACCTCAAACAACTTACAGCTGCTGGGAAATCAATGGCAGGGCAGGTTGGTGGAAATTTAGAGAGCTTTGCAGGCGCAGCTGGCAAGGGTTCGTTCTCGGCTTCGGCAGGTCCAAATGGTGTGTCAATAAACGCCAACTTCAATGAACTGGTTAAGAAAAAAACAACGGGCAATATGATAACGTCGCCTTTGAATCCGTTGTATTCTAACTCTAAAGTCAAAGAACCAATTACATTTCCTAGCGACTTGACTAATGAACACTATATGATATTTAGTGTAATGAATCGTAAGCGAGAAAATAGAAAGTCTTCTGTGGTTGAAAATGCTATTCGTAATATTGTTTTGCCTTTGCCGAATAATTTAACAGCCACTTATGGCGCACAATATGAGAACGAAAGTCTGGGTGCTCTTGGCGCTATGGCAGCTGGCAGGGTATCGGCAGGGCAGTTAGGTGCAGATCTCGGCAATATTGGTTCGTTAATAGAAAGCAAGGTTGGTTCAGCGATTGGCGCATTCAAGTCAAAAGACAGTGACGGTATGATGAAAGCTGCGGCAATAATCACTCCAATCGCAGCTACAGCTGCTGCGGCAGGTGGTGGCGGTTCAGTGGCAGGAGGTTTGGCTGCTTTAGGAACAGGCGGTAATGTCCTTTCTGGTATTGGTGTTGATGAAGGAATAGCAATTAACCCACACATGGCAGTATTATTTAAAGG